CTGATGCTGGTTCTGCTGTCTTTGTTGTTGCTGTTTTTGCTACAGGAGTTGCTGCTGTTACAGGTGTTGGAGTTGCTGGTGACATACCCAGAAGCACTCTATCGGCGGGTGTTAATGTCTGGCCGCTTGTTAATTTAGCAAGAGCAGTACGTGCATCTGCAGAAGGTGTTACCTTCTTTTGTGCAGCAGTATCTGCCTTTTGTGCAGCAAGTTTTGCTTGCTCATTTGCAGTAGGAGTCAGATTAGAAAACGACTCATTGATTCTAGCCATCTTTACCCCTGGAATCCAAAGTCACGAAGGACTTTAAGTGCGACATCAGACACTTCTTCTTTAGCCTGATTAGTGTATTGCCAGCGGGAATCCTGACGGAGTTTGCGCTGAAATTCATACATAGGAAGTTCTTTGTCTCCAGCAATTGCAGTACGCAATACTGGGTCATTAAGAGTGATTGACTCTGGGTTAATCTCAAGAGTAGATGCCATAACATTCTTGTATGGTGAATAGATAGTATCTAGGTCAACACCATTATCAAGTAATGTTGCGATGTTCTGTGGCATACCAATCTTGGCTACATTACGAATGACCTTCTTGAAGGTATCAATTGACTCACCCTTATTGATGGATGCAAGCCAAGTTGGTAATTCTGTGCCAAAAGCCTTTTGTAAATCTAGACCATTAGCTGCTGCAACCTTCTGTAGATCTGCTAACTGCTCTCCTGCTTTGCCCTTGGCACCTGTAGCACCGAACTTAAATTTCTTATCAAGGAATGCGTTGAGCGAGTTTCGCTCTCTATCAAAGCCCTTGTCGTATGCCTCTTGTGCAATTGCGTTTATTTCTGCATCATCTAGTTCTGCACCTGCTGCAAGGCGTGCTGTTTCGATAGCATCCTTGAGGTCTTTGAGTCCTCGGCCATAAGCTGTGGTTGCCTCGATGTCTGCTAACTTAATAGCATCTTCACCTGCTGCTTCAACCGCCTGATTGTATAAATCTTTTTCTTGCTGGCGTTGTAATAGGTAAGGATCTGTAAACTTAACAGTAGCTAGTTCATCTGCATAGGTCTCATCGTTGCTAAGTTGTAGGAGTAACCAAGCCTCTTCATCAAGACCACCAACAGTGGCCTGTGTAGCAACAGTGCCCTTAGTTGTATATGTTTGAGAAGCAACGTTCTTTTCCTGAGCAGCCTTGAGAAGCGGCTTCCACTTCTTCATTTCAGCAGCAGTTGCAGGGCGCTTTAATACATCCTGAAATACCTTGTTGATTAGTGTTGTAGCCTGAGTAGGGCTAGAGATACTTGGGTATTTAGTCTCTGTAATCTTTGGTTTTTTTGCTGCGTTATCTGATGTGCTAGATGGCAAGTTAGCAAGGATGTCGTCTTTGCTAATTCCTAGACCAGTAAGAAGTGTGTCTAAGCCAGAGTTAGAGGTATCTGCTTCTACTGTCTTAAGGCCTTCCTTAAGTGGAACCTTTGGACCCGCCATTATTTCTTCTCCCTAGGTGTTAAATACTTATCGTAAACAAGGTCCTGTGACAAGAAGCGGTCATACACATAGGCAAAGCCTAACTTGTCATCTTGCTTGAGCTTGTTAACAGTACCGTCGTAAATCATCTTAAGGTCAATGTTCTTCTTAGCACCGATGCTCTTGACTTCTCGCTTTGCAAGTTCTGCAGCGATAGCCTTACGAACATCTAGGTAGGCAGATACTGACTTCCAAGTAGGATTGTTCTTGTTGCTCTTGATAAACTTCTCGTCAGCAAGGATCTTCTCAAGACCTACGATTACTCGGTTGGTCTTTGACCCATCTGAATCTAGGTAATCGTCATACCAAGCAGTTTGAACGAACTGTCCAGTCTTTGGGTTGACCTCTGGGTTACCATCAGCATCTGTCTTAACAGCAAGTTTTCTAATAACTGCTGCCTTGATTGCTGCTAGATCTTCAGCACCCTTTTGCTGGGTTGATGAAAGTCCACGATCTTGTAGATCGTTGTCAATAGCATCCATAATACGGTTGTATTGAATCCATCCTTTTTCAGCTTCATTGCGCTTCTGCGCTTCTGCTGGTGATTGAGATGATAAGAACTTCTCTGGTGAATCAGATGAGATACGCTTGCCATATAGGTAGTCGTATGCTGACTGCGAGAAGTCATACCCGGAGAAGTCGTTAACAACTAATCCAACTAGACGTGGATCTACCTTGACGAGTTCGCCCACTAAACCATCAAACTTCTTGATGTTATTAACTGCCTGTACAGAAGACTGTACGTTAGTTGGGTTAGATGACAGGCTAGCTGAGAACGAGAAGAACTCTGGGTAGTCATCTAGGAACTTAGCATCTGCTTCGAGTCCGTACATACGACGGTACTCACGAGACTTGTCTAAGTAATACTTGTAAGGACTATCAAAGCGTGGAGCAAATGGCATAAGCAGGTTAGCTGCTGTACGCATATTCCAGTATTCTTTAGTCTTCTTCAGGATCTCTCCTGCAGGAACTGGATCTTGTCCATTACGCTTTGCACGTTGCTGTTCTGTGTTCCAGATTAACTGGTAAGTACGAGCAAACTGTGGGTCTTCAAGACCTGCAGCACGAGTCTGCAGTCTCTGGAACCAAGCTGGAGTAAGTCCAGAAATAGCATCCTTTGACGGACCAAATGGTAGTGCCCACTTAAGCGAATCTTCTAGTGAAGGTTGACGCTTAGAGATCTCTGATGCAGGGATAGCAACATACGGTCCAACTGGGAAGATGTCGCTAAATACATTTGGGTTACCCTTCATATACAGGATATCTAGTCCACCTTGGAACAAGATGTCTAGTGATCCCTTTGGGATACCCATTTCAGTCAATGACTGTAAACCTGGAATCTTTGTGATTCCCTTTGGAAGTCCTACCCAGATGACATCGTTACCAGTTGTTTGACCTGCTGGTACCTGATTACCTTCTTGGTCTGTAACAAGACCTGCTTGGTTAGGTGAATTCCATACTAGGTAACCACGATTAACAATCGCTGGGTTGGCAACTGCCAACTTAGTCCAAGTCTTGTATGAGTTCTCTTGTGCAGAGAAGAACGGGCTGATGTACTTGAATGCTGTAGCAAGGTTGCTTCGGCGTTCGATGTTGAAAAGAATACCCTTCATCTCACGCTGTGCAATCTTGTGAGCCTGTGACATCAAGCCTTCTTGCTCTGCAAGAGTTAGGCGATCCTTCTTTAGCCCTGTCATAACATCTAAACGACGCTTTGCTTCACGACGATATAGATAGACATAGAGTGGGTTACGTGCCCAAGCATCTTCAGGTAGAGTTCCAAGGAACTTAAAAGCTGTGTTGATGATCTCTCGACCCTTGAGTTGAGATACGTTGAACAACGCTTCCTCAAGTACGTGACCGTGGATTACTGGTAGTTCAGTTGGGTCCTTAAATGCAGTGCGTAGATCTGCTGCAGTAATTTCCTTCAACTTGCTACGAAGACCTGACTGCAATGGCAGATACTGGTCTAAGAATCCATTAACTTTGTTTACGTATTCGCTTGCTTCATCTGATGTGAGAGCAAGACGCTTGCGAAGGTCACGACCTTCTGCTGAATTGCGTAGCCACTTAGTGATATCTTCAATGCTTTCGCCACCAACGATCTTGTTGATGACTGCAGAGTTACCAAACTGTTGACGTAGTGTCTGTGCCCACTGCTCAAAGTATGCAGGATCTGACGGGCGCACCTGTCCAATACCTTTAGACTGCAACTTACGCATATACATATCTGTGTTGCTATCAACTAGGCGCTCAAATGAGTTACCAGATGATGCAATCTTACGGAACATATCTCCCAGCGGTCCACCGAAAGCATCGTGTAGGTCGTAGACCTCACCATCGCTAGTGGTTACTTTGTAAGATCCGCTACCAATACGCTGCTTAGGTTCTTTAGTTCCCTTGCGAGATAGCACATCTGCATAGTGATTGTAGACTGCAACCTTTTCTTCCTGAAGAAGTCTCAAAGTATTGAGTTCACCGTTAAAGTCAACATCATCAGGCTTCAAAGAAACCTGTGCTTCTAGTTCACCGATCTTAGTCTTGAGATCGTTAAGCTGGTTAATAACCTTTGTGCTTGAATCCTGAACCTGCTTGATTGTCATACCGGAATCTACTGCACGGTAACTATCAATAAAGCGTGCAGGAACTGCGACGCTATTGTTAATAAGGTTCTTCATTCCAGGACCTAGGTGACGCAATGTAGCCAATGATCCTACAGATGCAGCAATACGAAGCTGTGAATCAATACCGTTACGTATTGTGTAACCAAGGCGAAGCAATGCTCCTGCCTTGAAAGCATCCTGCAAGACATCTGCTACGTTAAGGATACTGTCTTTACCTGCTCCAACAAAGCCCTTAAGTTCAGAGTTTCTGCGCTTGAGTAGGTTATCCATCAACTGGAAATCCATTAGTGGCAAGAAGTCTGCAGTCTGAGATTCAAACTGAGGAACCTTGATGATTGATCCATCGGTGTCAACCATAAAGCCTTTGTCTTTAATAGACTGCATAGCAGATGTACGAGCACCCTTGTAGTTATTGTAGATATCGTTGGCAAGTTTTTCATCAATGCCATACTTTTCAGTAATTCTACGGAATGCTTGGCCCTCAATGTTAAGAGCTGCAATCATACGCTCTTCAGGTGTACGTGCTGCGATATATGAGTCAAGAATAGACTTGCTCTGCACGGGATCTAGATTCAGAACCTTCTCTAACTGGCTTGCTGTTGCGATTACCTCACGGTATGAATCAGCATCGTTAAAGTCAATTAAACCTGCTGGCTTCTCGCCAGCTGCCCAAGAGATCTTCTGATATAGACGGTGAAAAGGTGTTGGTTGGAAAACTTCTACACGAGAGTTACCGTTAACCTTGTCATAGAACTTTGTTGCACGTCCCTTAGTGATAAAGTCTTCAGCACCTTGTAAAACGCTACCAGTTGTGCGGGTAAGCGAACCGCCGTCTTTGCCAACTTCCATCAACTTTGCAAAGTACTTATCGTTTTCTGCAAGGGATGCGTAGTTAGCAAGAGCATCGTCTGTAACTGCTGGGTTATCGTTAAGGAATGGAAGCATTCCAGAACCATCTGGAGCAGCAAATAACTTATATTCGTCAACAGATGACAGATCACCACGAGCAGTCTCTAGCGCATCAGTAATGTAGCGACGAGACTGACGTAGTTCGTCCATTGCTGCAGGATCTGACATAGCAGAGCGCAAGATAAGTGCTGTCTCGTCAATATCTACAGAGTCACCTAGTAGGTGTGCAAGAAGTCCTGGGTTAGATGAAGACTTAACCATTGGATGGTTGATAGCGTAGGCAGAATCGTTCTTAGTGAACTCGTCTAGTACCTTAGTCATACGGTTTACTTCACCGTACTGAGCCTTTGTAATATCTTCTGCTGCTTTTGCCACAGCATCTGCATTATTGAGTTTGCCAACACCTAGTTCAGATGCCTTTAGTGCCTTAACTCCCTTACCAGCTGCAAGAGATACGTCTCCAACTAGCTGAATGCTAAGGTCAAGACCGCCAGATAGTGCCTTACCCCAAGCACTTTTCTTAAATGCAGCATCGCGCTGGATTGGATCATACACATTGAACTTTGGATCGTAAACATTGCGACCAACAGAAAGAGCTGCTTGTCCAAAAGAGATCTCTTGTGCACCCTTGTAGGCCTTGCGCCATTCGTTAGGGTCAAATATAGATGAAACCGGTTCACGGTTTGATGTAATGTCACCAAGAACTAGGTTGTAAGTAGTAAGTGGTTCACGAATGTACTCACGGTTGATGTAGTTAATGCGCTCAAGCGCTGGCGCTACACCAGGAACCTTCATAATTGCGCCACCTGCAGATGACAAAGGCTTGACTATGTTGCCGCCTTCTTTTGCAGCAGCAGTTTTGAATGGCTGAATAAAGCCATTGTACTGGGCTTGGTCATTCCAAGGAGCAGTACCTACATCCCACGCAAAGCGTGCAACTCCAGTGCCTGCACCTACAACTTCGCCACCAAACTTAAATGCGTTTTTAGCAGCAGTTGCAGCTACATCACCAATTCTGTTCCATACGCTCACAAAGAATCCTTTAGTTGTCTAATTGCTCGACGTGTTTCAGGTGAAGTGTTTTGCAATGAAGCAATGTATGAAAGCACAGGAGTGTAGGATTGGATGTTAGCGTTAAAGTTTGTGTAATCAGCTGGCTGATTTACCATCAAAGCATCTGCTCCCGCACCTGCACCACGATCAATACCTGAAGTTACAGGTTCATTTGGGCGTTCTGATGGTGCGTAAAGTGGAGTTACTGGTTGTCCCATAGCTGATGCTGGAGTAGGACGTACATCTGCAGTCTTCGCAAGTGGTGCGCCAGACTTAATCTCTTGTGTTGCCTTACCTTCACCGTATGAAGTAGAACCCAGATCTAATTTATCTGTACGTACTGAGTACTTACCTGGACCTGACACACCTGCTTTTGGGTTCATTGGTGCAGTTGTCATTTGTCCTCCTCTAAAGTCTCTAAATCGTTTGCCATATCTTCCCAAGCCTTGTTGACTTTGGTTTCGTGATTGGCGTGGTAAATCGAAAGTTCATAAATCTCTGACATAAATGTTTCAAAGCATTGAGTGATGTTGTAAAAGAACCCAATGATTATTACTAAAAAATCTGTCCGGCGTACAGGGCGAGGAATCTTGTCGTTACTATTCAACACCCTGTACACCTTTCAGTAGTTATTAAGCCTTTGTGCCTTTGCGAGCTGGACCGGCATAACCGAATTCAACTTTGCCGCCTTTAGGCTTAGAAGTATCCTTCTTGCCTTCGGTTGGCTTTTGCATTGAAGCCTTCGCTTGTGTTCCCTTGTTCATATTTGCACCTCCTTCGGTTATGCTGCACCGCCGGTTAGTCCGGCGAGTAGTGACGCTATATCGGGTTTTTGACCAGCAGCAGGGGCCATACCAGCTTGTTCTTGTGGAGGTTGCTGCGAGGCAGGAGCGGTGGCCGCACCTGCTGCTGGAAGTTGAGGTCCACCAGGCATACCCATTTCAGGTGCAGGTGGTGGAGGTTCTGGAGCGAATGCTCGCTCTACAATTGTTTCTAGCGCTAATCCCTTTTGACGTCCCTTAATAACTTCTGCAATGCGAGAAACAATGAGAGATGGGTCTTGTCCTTGCGCTGCAAGCGCCGGGATAGCTTGTGCGTACTGTGCCACTGAGACACGAAGAGCATCACGCATTTCTTCAATATCAACACGTTGTTCCTCCTGCGTAACATTGAGGTCCATTGGAATCTCACGACGTACATAGTCACGAGATACCAACTTGTCTGAACGCATCTGGAGCAATGCAATGATTGCACGTGATGGATCCATACCAGACATAATGCCGTAGCGAACATCTACACCGTACTCGCCCTTAATATCGCGGCTAGGTGTGTACTTAAGAACGTAAGGTGTTCCATCTTCTGAACCCTTGATTGTCTTTTGTACGTTGCTAAATAACTTCTCGTCTACTTCAAAGCAGAGCCCAACAAGATCACTGAACATTCTAGCGAATTGGGCTTGAGCAGATTTGATTTGAGTATCAAAACCAGCTTGCAGTTCCTGTACGCCACGACCAGTAATAACACTTGCACTGGTATTTCCGGATCTGGTTTCAGGGTAACGAGCGCCAAGCCGTAGTTCACGTTCTAGCACTCCTGACTCTGTAAAGACTCCTGGTGGTAGATCTAAGCCTACACGACGGATGTTTTGTGGCTGAGAAGAACGCATAATTGAATCTGGACCAAGTGCAAGTTCCTGCACATCCTGTGGGATAGCAATAGGTGCCTGGATAGATTTTTCTGCAGCCTGAATCTGAAGGATTGCAAAGCGAGCACGAGCGAGCTGGACTGCCAAGACATCGTCATACTGACCACGTGCTTGACCGTCAAGAGAAGGGCGCTGTGCAATTACAACCATACACTTACCAAGTTGGTTAGGCGTACGTACTAATGTTAAGTTCTTGCGCTCTGGCAAGTAGATAAGATCTTGGTCCTTATCGTGGTAACGCACCATCGTAATAGATGGGCTACCTGGTTGATAGTTGTTCTTAGCCAAGATTGCTTCTGCAAACTCTGGGTACTGAGCACAAAGAGTTTCAGCATCAGTTGCAAGTACCTGTGTTACAGATACAACGCGACCAAAGCGATCTACCTCTGGGTACAAGCCCCACGGATTCATTATACGGATGCGTGGATTGTTGGAGTCATAGTCCATCTCCACCATACCTGCAACCATTCCGTAGGTGTTGTACCAGTCGGCACCGTCATACATCTGAAGTTGTAGTTCAGAGTTTGCGATATAAAAGTTTGCAATGCGTGTACGAGTATCTGCAGCTTTACGTGCATTATCTGAAACCATATTGGTTGCAGAGCAGTTAAATGATGGCAGTGGTGCCATCGCTTCTGCTAAGTCACGGGCTGCAACGTCAATAAAGTTAGCAACCAAAGGCTTCGGGTAGTCTTCGGAAAACATCGAAGGATAGACCTTTGATAGATCACCTTGACGCACCGAAAGAACATCACGCATACGCTGATCGCGTGCAGCGAATTTGGTCTGCAAGCGACCTAACTTATCGTTTACTTCTTTTGGTGTTAACAATTGTTTTCCTTATCCTTTG